TCGCGTATTTCTTTGTCAACTATTCGCCTATTAAGAGTAATAAAGCCGGAACAATCGATTGGTTATAATTCAAGATCTATCAGCAAGTGCAGTACAGGCTGCGCTAAAAAAACAACTTCGTTTCATTGAAACGCAACGCGCTCGAGAGAGAGAGTATATGCTAGATTTCTATGAGGGTATTAATGTGGAAAAATATGTCCGCAAATACTTTGGTCCAGAAACATTAGCACAAACTCCAATGTCAAATCAGAATTTGACCAAGCGAGTGGCAAGTTTGCGCGGAATGACATTTAAAAAAGCTCCAAAGACTACAGTAAATGAGCAATATTTTGATTTTATAGATAAAAGTAGTCTACAAGCGCAGCGAAGACAATTAGAGCGCTTAACATTTTTATTAGGGACCATGGCATTTCGTTCTATTTGGAATGAACAAACACAAAAAGTAGAACATGAGTGTCTACCATTTTTTGAGCCTCTATTTTTAGCGGGAGATAGCCGCGATAAGCCAGTAGGGGTTACATATCCAATTGAATATCAAGGAAATGCGCGTTTAGAATCTCCCATGCATGCAGTATGGACTGAAGACAGGCCCGGAGCGCCCGGTCAACATTATTTAATTGATGAGCATGGAGTTCGTCAAACCTTGCCCGGTAACGAAGATGGAATTAACCCATATGGTATCTTACCAGTCACATTTAGTCATCGCTACCCGCCAATTCGGGATTTTTGGGCCGGATCTGGAGCAATGGATGTAGTGCAAGTAGATCTGGCCCTTAATGTGATCAATATTGAATTACAATTAGCTATGAAGTTTGGATGTCTTGGAATCAAACATATTTCCGGAATCGATGATCCATCTCGCATAGAAATTGGAGTTGATAAGATACTTTACATGCCTCAAGACGCTGAATTTAATATATCAGCTCCAAGCGGCAGCTTAGTAGAGATCATAGATGGCGCTAGATGGCTCGTAGAGTCTTGTTTAAACAATAATCATATTCGAGCTAAGTATGCACGATCAGACTCCGGAAATGCGCCTAGTGCAGCGTCTCTAAGTATAATCGAAATGGAGAACATGGACGAGCGCACAGCTCAAACAGAAGATACATGGCGGCCTTGGGAACATCGTAGATATGAAATAGATCGTCAAATAATTAAAACTGAAACCAACACCGACCTAGGACCCGATTATTCTGTTGATTTCCTTGAGCCTAATTACGCTCTCACTCCCGAAAGTGAGATCGCTCTCTGGAGTTGGCGCTTTGATCGGGGACTCGCAACACCAGAAGACTGGTTCGAGGTTCACAATAGTGACGCAAGCTCAGAAGCCAAGCAGCGCTTTCTGGACCGCCAAACACAGCGACAAGAAGAAGACCAACCACCAGCGAATCGTCTACTGAATAGACTACAGAGTTAGTCATGGCAGCCATAGACGATGCAATTGCTGCATACCAAACCTCGCTGGACCAAGTTCAAGGGGAGTTTATAAATGATGTTACGCAAATGGAAGAAGAGGGCCTCACTACAACTGAGATACTGGGTATTCTCGCTGCAATTGATATTACGACCTACATTGTTGAAGATTTGGGTGCTAATGCCGCTATCAACTCCTATATGGCTGCGACTGGCAACATACTGGACGATTTGCCGTTTTTTGGGCGTATCTCCGAAGCACAACTCGTGGCTCTCGAGGCTACTCAACGAAGTACGATTGTCCAATACACGGCCAACTTAGGCCAAACCATGCGCAATGAGATATTGCTAGGGACCAGCACAGGAATGTCTGGCGATGCAATTAAAGCCAGACTAGCACAAAATGTTTCATTAAATCCATCACGCATTGATGCTGTTTTAGGGACCAGTTTAGCGAATTACCAGCAAGCTGTGATCTATACAATGGCTGCGGAGCTACCAGAAGATACAAAATACTGGTATGTAGGACCATTAGATGAAAAGACAAGACCGCTTTGCCGTGATATCTTAGCATCAAGTCCCATGACAAAAGAAGAGTATGACAGCAATTATCCGGGCGTATGGCAAGATCGAGGAGGGATAAATTGTCGACACTCCATTCAACCAGTGTCATCCAGTGGTGCATTAGTAGAGACGCGTAATAAAGCTCGTCAAGAAGTACAAGAATTAAAGAATGCCAATAAATACAAGAAACCGAAGACTCTAAAGCAGTATTATGAAAGCAATAAGTAGTTTTACAGGACCTAGAATAGCAAAACGATTCCGTGGATTAAATATCCTTGAGCAGCTATTAAAGTTTACAGACTCTGATCTCAAGAAATATGGTAGAGAGATTGCAAAGGTCCATGTAAAGCAAGTTCAAAAGGGTATTGGTGCAAGCAAACAAGGCGGTAAAATATTTCCACCGTATACAGCAGATTATAAGCGCCGCAAAGGAAATAAAACTGCTGCTAAAAATCAAGTAAGTACTAAAACAAATCCTCCAAATCTAACATTAACTGGAGATATGCTTGATGCATTTGGGTATTTAGATAGTAAAGTAGGTTCTGAGCTAGAACTGAATTATGGTATTGGTGGCGGCAAAGAAGCGGTAAAAATGAAAGCTCATGCAATGGGCCGCTTTGGCAGACCATCAAAAAAGTCAAAGATCACACAACGACCAGATAAAAAAAGAGTTGTGGCTAAGAATGGAGTTGTAGGACCAATGGTAGAAGATGCGATTGGTAAAATGTTCTTAGGAGTATTTTTGCAAAATTTAAGAAGACTTACTGGAAGACCAATAGTAATCAACATGTAAGGCACTCATACAAGAGGTTAAAATGGAAAACGAAAAAGTCACACCAGACGCTAAACAGGAAAACACTCCAACTGAAGAGGTTAAAGCTCAGTCCGTCACTCCAGACGCTAAACAGGACCAAATTCCTTATGCTCGCTTCAAGGAAGTTGTAGCAAGTAATAAGGATTTAAAATCAAAGTTAGAAGAGTTTGAATCCGCAGCTGAAAAGCAGCGTATTGCTGAACTTGAGAAAAAAGGCGAGTATGAAACACTACTTGGCGAAGTCACGAAGAAATACGAGGTCGCTAAAGAAAAAGCGGACCAATTAGACGCTTATATAGCTCAAGATCGCGATAGCATACTTTCTAACTATGATACTGAAGAGCGTGATATTATAGAAGCACTTCCTTTGGATAAGCTTAAAAAGTATCATGCTAATAATATTTCAAAACAAAAAGTGAGCGTTGATGCAAGTCGTGCTGGTGTTGGACAAACGACACCAAAGTCATTTCAAGAAATGACCGAAGAGGAACGCAGAGATCCAGCTACTTGGGGCGCTTACTTAAAAAGTATAAGTAGGAGTTAGACTTGAGTTATAAAACAATAGCAGCTGATCCCAGTGGTATTTCTGGAAATACAGAATTTGATGTATTCATACCAGAAGTCTGGAGTTCGGCAGTAGAGGGATTTTTGAGATCCAAATTAATGTTCAGAGAAATGGTAACAGATTATTCATCATTTGTAGTAAGTGGTGGCGATAAGATCAATGTACCATCTCTTTCTGAAGTGGGTGTACAAGCTAAAACAGAAAATGCAGCCATAGAGTATGACAGCACAACTGAAACTAGCGTGCAGATTGCAATTGATAAACATAAATACGCATCTAAGATGTTTGAATCAATTTCTCAAATTCAACAAAATGGAGATGTTGTAGCGCAATATGCGTCTATTATGGGTTATGCACTTGCAAAGCAGATTGATACTGACCTTGCAGCATCTTTATCTGATGGTAATACTGGTTTGAATTTAACTGGTATCACTACTGGAGATGATAATACTCTTACCGATGGGAATATAGAAACAATCTTAGCTACACTTGGTGAAGCTGATGTTGACTATAGAGATGGTAATGTGTGGATGGTTGTTAATCCAACTATTTATGCTGATCTATTGCATAACGATAAATTTGTTCGTTATGATGCATTAGGTAGAGAAAACGTATCATCTGGTCAGTTAGGATCTATCTTCGGTATGAAAGTAGCTATGAGCAACATTGTTGGCTCTGCCGATACTGGTAATGCTGGAATGGTTTTCGATAGCTCTGCTTGCGGTTTTGCAATGCAGCAAGAGATCAAAGCTGAAGCACAGCGTGATATTGATTACTTAGCCGATAAAGTAGTTTTCAGCTGCTTATACGGATCTAAGGTAATCCACCGTAACCGTGGATTATTAATCACTAACAATTAATCACTGTTAAACTGGTTAAGGGGTGGCTGCTGCTGCCCCTTAACACAACTATGTGACCATGAGAAATTCCAAGCTCGGCAAGTCACAAGGAGAAAAAGATGGGAAGACATAAATTTTCAGTTAACGAAGCAAGTAATGTTGGCCTTGGCCAAGCGGGAAGTATGTTGGTCGATACGGCCAGCGCTGCTAAAACGCCGCCAACTGGGTTTAACATTGTTGCGATCACATTTCTAGAAGACACAGCATTTTCTGCGCTGGTCCAAGTAGATGCTGCAAAGCACGCTGGGACCTCATCAGTATCATATGGATATGCCGTAGATTCTAGCAATACTTTCCCGCAAGGAGTTACTTTATTTGGTAGCTATAGCTCAGTGACACTGAGTTCTGGCAGCTGCATCTGTTATTTCGGGTAGAATATGCTCGGGTTAGCAGCAAGTTTACAACGCGGGGGAGCATCCCTTTTAACATACGTTAAAGACAATCTAAAGCTCTATTTAGACTTTAAGAAAAGTAGGTCTGATACACTTGCATTCCCATCAGAAGGTTCGACATCGTTTGATGGTTCTGACGATGTAATTGATTTTGGAAATATTACTGATATAAACAATGCTACAAATCTTACATTTGCTATGTGGGCAAAAAGATTGGAATCAGATGATGTAATTACTTTTGGAAAAAGTGATGCTTATGCAACCAGAACAGATATTAATGTATGGTCAGATAATAAAGTTTATTTTTGGGTTGCTAATGGGACAGGCAATGGGTATCATGGAATGGATTTATCTGGAGCTGATTGGAACCATATTGCTTATGTGTACGATGGAAATGCTCAAACCGTAAAAGGATATTTAAATGGAGTATCTCAAACCGTAACCTCTACTGGAACCATTCCAACTTCCGCTCCCTCATCATCAAATAGTGTAGTAATTGGTTATGATACTCCAAATAATACTTACTCAACAGGGAGTGTTTGTAATGCGGGTATATGGACAAGAAGTTTATCCACCGAAGAAATCAACTCTGTTATGAACAAGTCTTACAGTCAGTTAGGCTCTGTAGAAAAAACAAGTTTAGTTATGTGGCAATCACTTGATAGTGCAAGTAATGGAGTAGTGCAACCCGCAACAGGAGAAATATTAGGTGCAGAATTAATTACTAATGGCACATTTGATTCGGATACTGCTGGGTGGACTGGTTATCAAGCTACTTTGAGTCATTCAAATAATAGAGCAAGATTAACTGAAACTGAAGGAGGTGACCCTAATCCTTATTTAAAACAAACTTTGTCAACAGCTCCCGAAGTTGGTGCATTGTATAAATTATCATTTGACCATTATTTAATTAGTGGTAGCCATACTCACATAGCACATATAGTAGGTGGTGTTACGACAGTTATGGATAAGGCAACATATCAAATAGGTTCTACTTATACTGCTTATTTTGTAGCAACCTCAACAAGTACAGATTATTGGCTTGGCTCTTATCAAGGGGGAGATGTATTTGAACTTGATAATGTTTCACTTCGGAAAGTAACCTCAAAAACAGGAGTAGTCACAGGAGCAACAACTACCACATCAGTATATGGTAGCAATGCACCAATTTTACCTCGTGCAATAGACATAGCAGAATCCTTCGCAGAGCAGATTGGGAATGGGAGTCTTACAACTTCAAGTGGTGGATATGTTGATTTAGGAAATGATTCTACTCTTCAATTT